AACCTGTTTGAAAATACAGTTTTTCACCCATGTTAATCCTCCCACTTTTCTTTATGACTGTCTTCACGCTGTTTGATAATTTTTTTAATTCGTTTGGGGTCAACATAAATTACTCCTTCACCAGCGCCAAAACCTCTAGCACCACTATTTTTATCTTTTGCTAAAATATACGCTTGCGACAAACTGATTTTGAACAGCTTTGCAATTTCACACAATGGAAGCCAACCTTCGGGAATTTCTTCTTTAGCTTTGTTTAACCACTTAAAAAAGGCTTCCTTGTCAAATTCAAGGTTTCGGTTCCCTTCCCTTTTGACAAGGAAATTGAATTTTTTTCCAGCATAATAAAGTCCCGAAGCGGTTATTGGATAACCTTCTTCCCTACATTTATTTAACACGTCCTTCAAATACATTTTTTCCACCTTATAATAAATAACCCTTGCAATTTATACAAAAAGCAAGGGTTATTTATTGAAAAATTAAGAATAAAAATTACTTTCCATTTATACACTTGTCCCAAACATCACAATCATCGCAATCATCAAATTCATCCGTATCTTCACCGAACTTATGACCGAATGGACACTTTGAGCAATCACCACCGCAATCCGTTTCCTTTTTAGAAGGTTTCTTTGCTGGTTCTTCATCCTCATTGTTGTCTTCCACCGCTTTTGACTTTGTTGCTGGTTTTGCGGGAACTTTATCGTCATCGTTATCGTCATCACGGTTCTTTTTTACGGACTTTTTTGAAGCTGGTTTTTCAACTTCCTCCTCAACTTCTTCATTGTCCTCATTTACAACAAGTTTTTTCTTCGCTGTCTTTGTTGCTGTTTCATTCTCTTCGTTATCATCTTCTTCGTCATCACGTCCGTAAAGTATTTTTTCAACTTCATCATAAGTGGGAACGCGAAGAATTTCGTCAAAAGAAATTGCATTTTCCAACAGCTCGTCAGGAATGTTTTCATCACGGTCTTCAAAACTGAAGCTCTTAAATTCGTTAAATTCGAGCTTTCCTTTTGTTACCTTAGAACAGCGGAACTTAATTTCCTTTCCTGTTTCTTCATCCGCAAAGTCAACGAACCCACCTTCATCGTCATCACGTGCTTCGTCAATAAGCTCCTTTTCAAAAAGATAATGACTTGCCTCAAATACTTTAAGAGTATCAGGGTTCTTCAAATCCTGGACGTTGTAAAAAACACGGCGTGAAGCTTTCAGCGCACCAGCTTCTTCTTCCTTTCCCTGTTTGCGCAAAACCTGTGACTGCTCACAAATTGGACAAGGCTTCCCATAAGTATTTTTCAAGCACAAAACAGAAGCTTCAGAAGGTCCAACACCGCGATGAACATAAACATCCATCACATAGTCCTTGTCACCAATTTCAAACTCACCCTTTTTTACCAGCGGATGATTTTTACTTTTAATTACATACGGAATAATATTTATTCTGTTGCGTCCTTCAACAGGGCTAAAGAACTGAACTTCACCATTAACCTTCTTCCAGTCCATCACGCCAACTTTTCCGCCCATTGAACCCTTGCTTTCGTAGCTTGCCTGATAACGCTTTGCAAGTTTTCCTTTTTTCTTGTTTACCATAATTTGCTCCTATAATTATTTATTTAAGTTCTTGCGAACTTCCCTTGCTGTTTGTTCATTAATGTTGTTTTTTGCTGAAGAAGTTGTTACTGAAAAATATCCCGAACAGTACAATTTAACAAGGTTGTCAAGCTGGGATTTTCTTGCGTCCATTGCGGAAACAGCAATTGAAAGTTTTGCATAAACTTCCTGGGCGTTGCGAAGTTTTTCCTTTGCTTCAATAACTTCAGCATCCTTTTCCAGTTCACTTGTGATAACTGCTTCAGTAAACTTTGCACCAGCGTCAGTGTATGCCTTGCGAATAGCAATGTTCCGCTCCGCTGACACCAGTTTTAAGTTATCCTCCGCTTTTGAAACTTCCGCTTTCGCTGTAATGCTTGCTTCAGCATACCTGAAATAAATACTTGAATGGGACAAGCATTCCTCGTCCAATTTGTACTTATTAATCGACAAATCCTTTTCAAAATCAAACTGCTTTTCCTTTGATTTTTTTGCTATTGTTTCAGCTTTTGTCATCTATAGCTCCTTAACTGTATTTATTATAGGAACAAAAATAAAAAGTTGTTTATAAAAATTAAAATAAACTTTTATTCCTCAATCATGTCACATCTGTCCACAATAGCAACGGTTAACGCAACTTTGCCATTCCTATAGGTGTCAGCTGAACTGAATGCCTGCAAGGTTGCGACTATTTCATTTGTAACAACACCTTTTAGCAAGCATGAATTCATATATCCCATTACACCCTGACGAACTTTTTCAGGATCACTTGTATCGACATTTTTAAGCAAACCAAGCAACGCCTTCAAACCTGTTTTCTTGCACAATGCACGACACAATTCAAGGCTCTCCGCTGTTTCGTTGTCTTCACCAGCTTTCAAAACTTCCAACCGCTCTTCGTCACTGTCAAGATAAATTACTTTTGCAAGCAACTTCAATCCTTTGCGACTTCCGCCTTGCGCAATTTCACAAATTCTTTCATAAACCTCATTTCCAATTTTTATTTTTTCCGCTCTAGCTGTTCTTTTCAACAGGTATGTCATTTCATCGTTTGTTAGCGGTTTAACGTTAATAATTGAACAGCGTGTTTTAAGCGGTGCAATGAGTTTTTGTGGGTCAGTGGTACACAAGAAAAAATACACGTGTTGAGGGGTGTCCTCGAGTGCCTTCAAAAATGCGTTTTGAACAGGAGCTAACCACTGGTGACATTCATCGAAAATCCATACAATAGCCTTACCGTCTGAAGGATTATATCTCATTTGTTCCATCACTTCACGAGCGGTGTCAATTCCCCTGTTTTCAGCACTGTTTATTTCATGTATGGACAAATCACCAGCGCCAACTTCCTTCGCCATAATGCGGGCTAATGTCGTTTTTCCGCAACCAGCTGGACCAGTCATTAAAAAAGTGTGTGAACCGTTTTCAAGTTCCTTTTTTAAACTTTTAATTGTTGCTTCATTGCCCACCATGTCTTCCAACGTTTCGGGACGATATTTTCTGTAAAGTTCCATCTTCTCATTTGCCATTTTGCACCACCTTTAATCCTTGAATTTTTCCAAATCTTCTTTAGTTGCACCAATGCTCACCAAAAGCAAAGTACAATATCCAATAATATCAGCAACGTCATTTATTCTTGTTTCATTACAATTAATAACCCTCCCCAACTTGTCATCCAACCTTATTTTTATGGAATCGGTTGAATCACCCTTGTAAAAAATTCTTTTTGGTGAAAGAGCTGAATCGCCGTACTTTTGATTTTTATACAGCAAAAGGTCTTTCATTCCATCACATATTTCAGCAATTCTTTGTTGACTGTTCATATAACCTCCGTAAAATTATTATAGGAATTGTTTTCAATATCTTTTTGCTCAACATCGTTTATTTGAAATTCATAAATAATATTTTCCTTATGCTGTTCATTAAACCATAATTTGACTAAACAACACATGAAACAAAATGAACAAATTATTATTACCCATAGCATAATTTTAATTATGTGTTTATGTTCACAAATTACCAGCATGGAAGCAAAAATTACAACCAAAATTATCAACAGTACACCCAAAAGATAAGACAGCACAAACAACATTTTTACACCTCATTATAAAAATAATAATTCACCAGCATAAGGCAATGACCTTGCCCATTCAATGAAAGATTCTGACCATTCGGTAAGTTTATGATTGATTCGATATTTTCTCATATTCAAAATATTTTCATAATTCATTGTAACTGTTCTTTTCTGTAACCAGCTTTCAGGCAATAATCTTATTAATTCTTTCCAATATTTTTTTGCAATAATAATTAATCTTTTTCTTTCCTGGACTGTAATATTTGGAGTTTTTGAAAGCTCAATATTTTTATTATGCAACTGTCGCAAACTTTCAAGACATTCAATTAAATCAATCCAATATTCACCAACAACAAAACTTTGAACACCTGTTTGCACATTCTCAAAATCATCCATTTCAAAACATTCTCTTGTTATTGGAGTGCTCGCTAATTTGTGCATTGTGGAAGTTGAATTTGCGACTGTTCCAACTTTATAAGTGTCAAATTCTTTCCAGAAATACAAAGGAGCTGTAATTATTACAGATACTCCTATTTGACGCATGAACTTTCTATGTTGCGAACCAGCCTTAATCAATGATTGAAGTAATTTCAAATCATTTTCACCAATTACTGTGTTTTCAATTTTATCATTGTAACCTTTAAAAACTGAATCGCTCCTATCCCAACTATTCATTGGATTTCTAGCACCTAAAATTGCGTTATAGATATTATATACTGATGTATCTTCAAAAAGCATTATTTTCTACCTCCATTTAATCTACCTTTCACAAATCCTTCAGGACAAATAAAAGCTGATATTGTAATAAACCCATTATTATACCAATGCCTACCTTTCATTTTTTCAGATTGCCTTTTCTTCTGCTCTTCAGGTACTTTAATTCCAAAATGAGGATTATTTGAACCTGATAAATCTTTATTTTTATTAGGGTTGTTAGATTTAAAATAATCACTTCTCCTTTTTAATTCTTTATCAGATAAATTTAATTTTTTACCTCTTTTGGAATTTGATATTTTTAATTTTGTTTCTTCACTCCTAATAACACCTTTGTTCCTCGACACTCCTTTATTTGAATTAGATATTTTTAATCTTGTTTCTTCAGGAATTATATGACCTTGCAAACTTTCAGATAACTTTTGAAAATATTTTTTCTTTCGTTCATCACTCATAAATTCTATAATACAACCACCTTCACCACCTTTAGCAATATTATATTCACATTTACCTTCTTGTTTGAATAATTTAATAAAAACTATTTCAAGAATATCAGCATTTTGTTTTGTTTGTGTGATTGCTAAAATTGATTTTGAAAAGTTTTCAATTCCATATTTTAATTTTGCTGATTTAAGATAAACTCCACTACCCATGTAATTATCATTATTTATAGTTTTATTCTTTGGAATTTTTCTTTGCCCAACATAAGTTTTATGATTTATAAGATTTTTAATTTCATAAACATAATACATATTTATTTTCCTCCCTCATACCGCGAATCGAATGTTCAAATCCCCATACCTCAGTATTTTCAAATTTCATTTATTTCTCCTTGCTTAAATTTGTTTTCTAAAACATCCTTCTTTTCAAACTACAAAGTTTACATTTCATAATTATCTCCCGAACAGCATGGAAATATTTCAACATCTGTTCCCAAAAATAATCCATCTTTCAAATCTTCAAGATTAGTTACAAAACAATTTTCCTTGGGCATACTATAAACATTTTTATTCGTTCTTATTTTAAATGTATATTCTACATTCTGCTCATTTTCAACATAAAAAGAGAAGACAACGTGATTGAAGCATTTTTTATAAAAACTTCTTTGCTGATGTGTTTCTACGGTAAGAACATAATTATTTTTCAATAAATTCAATTCTTCTTTTGCACTTACATCAACATCTGTGACATCTACTTCTCCTGCCCCAAAATAAATCTGCCCAAAAGAATATTTAGAAGCTATTTGTTTTATATTTTTCATAACATCACTTGTTATAACATCTGTTTCAACAAACAGAGTATTTATTCCTTTGTATCTGCCTTCACGTTCTTTTCCAATCCAAAAACGCATTAAAACAATCCTCCAATATTATCATTTGTTTTAATTCCAAAATCTTCCAACCTCTTTTTCGCTAAATTAATATACCAGCTCCTATCCAATTTATTCACAACTTTTAACCCATTAACATTTCTATTAACTATAAAAGCGTGTTCAGGTGTGTTTGCAAACTTTTCAACCGTTGCTCCCTCATATTTATATTTGCCCAAATAAGTGTCCTTGTTATTTTTACTAGCAAACACCCTAAAAGTCTTGTCAGTTAAATACTTGTTATTATGCCAACCGCCTTTATAATTACTGGATATTTTTACTATTTTTTGAAACTCCTTTAGCACGTTGCAATTATTAATAGTGTCTTCAACAGGTACACTACTCATCATATAATCAACAAGCGCCTTGTTAATTATGGGTAAATCGTAATTTAAATCACTTAACTCCATTACATAAGCGCCTTTCCTTTCAAGTTTACCGTTTGCAAATCTAAAGCAATAATTGTTTACGTCTTTCTGAAATATTTCCGTTATTTCATCATAAGCAAGAGTCATCCCTGTTCTATGTTCCCAGCGGTGACAAATATTTTTCACCTTGCTAATTTTTTCTTCGTTGTCTTCAACTTGGATAATCAATCCATCGGTATTGCTTTGAATTAAAGTTATATATGGTTCAAGATGTTCCAATAAATCCAAAAGCATTAATTGACCGTTCACACAAATTGAATTTGCTTGCTTCGGGTCATAAGCTAATGAAAATTTATCTTTCATCATGCCATAAGCCCCATTCAATACTATCTTGTAGGGCGCCTGTTCTTTTTTCTTTCCTTCCGCTTTTAATTTTAACCTATATTCATACACCTGTTTATATCTTTTGGGATTGTTGCTGTTTCTTGTCATAAAGCCATAGGTTATAATTTGAGAAGGATAATAGCTGTTTACGTCAACATGAAAAATTCTTCCCTTGCTATGCAATGGGTTAATTGGTGAACCGTGCAAACCACCCCATCCGAACTGATGGGGAACACCGCAAACATCAAGACTAAACGATTTCTTATAATCCCTGTTAGTCGGTTCATTAAACCAATCCAACGCTTTTTTATATTTCTTTAAATGTATTTTGTCTATTATTGGAAAATTAAATTCGTCATTGTGTTCCTTCTTTTTGCACTCAAGAATATTTGCTGTTAATTGCGCTTGCGTTAAACCTATCATTTCAATATCCATGTCAAAGGTTTCAATTAACTGTATTTGAGATTCATACAAATATTTATTTCTGCGAAATACTTCCAATGTTTCGTTTACGTCATGCACGTTGTATTTTATTGTTTGCCTAATTTCCGAAGGTGTCAACAAGCGCATTAAATTAAAGTCAACTTCCGTTTCACGAATGTCGTCACCCATAAAGCCCTCGAGCGTTTTTAGGCTGTTGCTGGTATAAATATCAAAATTCAAAAAAGTTATGTTTCTAAATTCCTTACTAATCTGCCAACCTTTTAACCCTTTGAAAATTATGTCGTCATTTATTTTTTTTGGGTTCATACCAAGTAGCAAACCTTTCATAATAAAAGTGTCATAATTTCTGCTATTATATCCCACCCATATTTGATTCTTATGCTTGTTATAATGACGCTTCAATGCTTGCGTATCATTAACAATAATTGTTTGTGTTAATTCAATTGGATTCAAAACGGTTACGCACCAATCGTGAACAAAAACTTCAAAGTCGTAAAAATTAAGGCTATAAGGATATTTTTCACCAGTAAAATCCTGATATTTTTCAGCATCAAGTTTTATAGTTTCGTGCATTTGCACTCTTTCATCTTCAGGAATTAAATTGTTGTAATTGATTTTTACCTCTTCCTTTTTTGGTACTATTTCTTTTTTAGCTGGTTTTTTATTTTGCTTTATTTTCTGTTTACCTTGCAACAGGTTAATATCATCAACATCCAAAAGACCCATACAACACTCCCAAAAAAAATAGAACGGAAGCTATCATAAACTTCCGTTCCAAAAATAAATTATTCTTCCGTATCAGCGTTCAAAGTACAAAGTAAATGCTTTGAGGATTCAGTTACAAAGAGCATCCTTGGCAAGCTCTTTCCATTAATAATTGGTCCTTCCAGCAAGAAAAATTCAAGGGTTCTTTGTGCCACGAACTGCATCATATTGACGTCAACATAAACAATAAAACTTTCAAAGTCTTCGTTTATTTTTTCTTCCCATGCTACTTTTTCATTGTACTTACCAGCACTTCTTTCCGAACTTACTTCAATTTTTTCCTTGCTTATCTCAAGACGAACAACAAGATTGTCATGAACGTTCATTCCAAAAGAAACAGCCCTGTCAATTGCGTTGAACAAATCTTTTGGAAACTTTGTGTGCAACTTTGCCTTTTCCGAATTTGAAGTGTTCATTATGTTTCTTAGCTTTTCAACAGGATACATCTCCGAATTCAAAGTTTTTATCGAAAACATGGTTCCGTCTTCCGCCTTAAAATGAGCCCAAGTTCCTTGCAACTGAACAGCAACTAATTTTCTTAGCTTCAAAAGTTCGTTTGCACTGTTGTCGGAAATCCAAAACTTAGGAAGTTCAACCCCTTTCATGGTGTAGCAATTCATTTGATTTCCATCTGTCGAAATTACCTCATTTCCTTCAAAACAAATTCCGGAAAGCTGTGATTTATTGACGGACATTTTGCAAGCATTGACACCAGCAATAAAATCATCATTTAAGCTAATCCAAGCGTCCTCAACTGGAGCTATGTTCTTTAGGCGTGTTTCAAAATCAAAATTAATTAGTGACATTTCCGCTCTTGCTTTTCCGCACTTCAAAAGCCATGTTCCCTGTTCCGTCACGCTGAACTTAATTTCGTCAGCTGGGAACTTGCTTATAATTTTGAAAAATTCTTCCGCTTTCACGCAACCTTCAAGACCTTCCTCAAGCAACCCTTCATTTTTAATGGGTACTGTGACGGAAATTGAATCGTTATACGTAAAAATTCTTCCATTGTGAAACACAAAGGAATCCGCACCTTGCAACACCGCTGAACCTGTTTCAATTCCGGGCATACACTGTTTCAAACTTTCCAACAGTTCTTTTCTTTGAATTGTCATATATTACTCCTTACTAATTAAATTATAAAATTCATTTCTTACAGCAATATCTTTCTTAAAAATTCCTCGCAATGTTGCTGTTTTTGTTTTTGAACCGCGACTTTTAATTCCACGAGTCGTCATGCAAGAATGTTCACCCTCAATTACAACTATTATATCATTTGTATCCAAAACTTTTTCAAGCACATCTGCAATATCACTTCCAATTCGTTCTTGCAACTGCAATCTTTTTCCGCACATTTCAGCAATACGAGCAACTTTAGACAGCCCAATCACTTTTCCTTTCGGAATGTAGCCAATGGAAACTGTCATGTTATACATTAACGCTAAATGATGTTCGCAATAGCTGAAAATTGGTATATGCTGAACAACAACCAAATCATTGGCTTCATTTTCAAAACAGGTGTTAAACATACCAGCAATTTCTTCATTGCTATAAAGCATACCTTCAAATATTTCTTCGTACATTCGAGCAACCCTGTCAGGAGTACCTTTAAGACCTTCCCTGTTCGGGTCATCTCCTATTGCTTCAATAAGCATTTTAACCGCTTGCATAATTTTATTTCTATCGAATTTTGCTTGCGTTCTGTCCAGTTGCTTTTTTTCTTCGTAACTACCACTCATAAATCACACACCTCTTTTATCTGGGTTCCAAAAAACTTTATGCAATTGAATTTGACAACAAATGTTTGTATTTTTATGCTTCAAAACAAACTCAGGAATTTTTTCCATTGTTACCTGTTCAAACACTGGTGAAATATAAATTGTGGCTTTTGGTTTTTTTGCAATGATTTTTTCTACTTCTTCAAAATCGTTATCTGTTACCACAATTTTAATAATATCACGTTCACCCAAAACAGCAAGATTTGACTCGAGCATAAATTTAGTCATTTTTGAACTTGGCGCTTTCCAGTCTGCAATCAAAGTAAAAGTTTCGGAACCGAACATTTCCTTCCAATACCGATAATCAATTGAACCATTTGTTTCAACATCAACAACAAAATTATTCAAAAGCAATGCTTTAATAAAAGCGGTCATCCAATTCTTATTTTCTTCAAGTAAAGGTTCGCCACCAGTGATGGTCACGTGATTTATTTCAAATTCCTTTATGGAAGAAACAGCTTCAGCAACGGTCATCCACCTACTGTCTTCTTCAGCTTCAAATGTATACTTGCTGTCGCACCAGCCACAGCGCAAATTACAACCAACAACTCTG